CATTTACATCTATTTAACATTTATGATAACGTTCAAGGTATTTTCATAATTCCGCCAAATGAAACTAATAATTGTTTAAACATCGGAAATTTAAAAATGTATGATATTACCTTTTCAAAAATTAAAAAATTAGATAAATTAGGACCTTTTATCACTATTAAAAAATATACAAAAAATTTTAACACTAATATTGAAGAAGGAATGGTAAATTTTTTTGAAGACCATAAATATTATAAATGGATAGGGATAGTTGATGATAGTATTGATAAAGATTTATATATTGAGAATACTTTTAAAAAATATATTAAAACTCAAATTAATATTGCATATATTATACCGTTTAGAAATAGAGAAGAAACTCTTACTGGTACTGTAAATGGGTTAAAAAAATATATTGAATACCAAAACTTGGAAGCAGATATTTGGGTAATTGAGCAAAATAAATTTGGAAATTGGAATAAAGGAATGACTTGTAACTGTGGTTTTGATATTTTAAAATCTTATTATCAGTATTTTATTTTCAACGATGCCGATACTTATCCAGAGTTACCTACATCCGAAAATGACAAAATTAATTTTATTTATCCTAGTAACAATCAAATTAATCATATTTATGGATACGAGTATTGTCTAGGTGGAGTTTTTAGTTGTGATAAAAATACATTTATTAAAATTAATGGTTTTAATAATAATTTCTTTAATTGGGGTAGAGAAGATAGGGATTTGGAAGATAGATGTCAAGAGAATGGTATAACTATTAATAGAAATAATCTTATAAAATTAACTAATAAACAAATGAATCAATTAAAACATGATAATAAATATAATTATTGGAATTTTAAAGAAAATGAGAATGATATTAATTTTTTTAAATCGAGAGAGTTATATTATTTTAATCAAATTGAACATTCTAAAAAAAATTATAATAATGGATTATCCAATTTAAAAAATATGAATATAGGCGATAGAAAAATAATATTAATAATTAATTTGAAAAAATGGACAAAAGGTATTATTAGTGTACTTGGCGAAAAGTCAGATAATATTATTAGTGTACTTGGCGAAAAGTCAGATAAAGTTTTTGAGATTATAACATTACCAAATAGTGATACTGGCTTATTAAGAGTAAATTATGATAATACTAGTTTGGAAATGCCAATAAATCCAGAAGAAAAATATCCAAAAATACAAATAGAAATTACTAACGAAAAATATAACAATTGTTGTATAAAATATAATTACCTTTTTGATAAGAAATTTACTATAATCAATACAAAAGATAATTATAGAATTAATTATAACAATATAGAATTAGATTTTGATAATATTTATACTCCATTTGATAGTGAAAATGATAATGGATATATAAAATATAGTTATTATCCAACTTATACAAAGAATTATTATTTTATAAAAATTAATTTTTGAGAAATATTATTTTATTAATTGTTTCCATTTTTCCTCCCAAATTTTCCATGATATTATTTTAAAATACTCTTCTCTAGATTTATTAAAATATTCTTTCCTCTTTTTCCAAATATATTTAACTTTATTAGCAATTACTTCAATGTCTAGGTTATCCCACGATAAATCAACAAAAGAACTTTTATTAACTTCATTCTCCATAATACCTACATCTGTGGATACAATTAATAAATTATTCATCATTGCATCTAATAACGAATAAGAACATCCTTCAACAATTGATAAACACAAATATATATCACCCTTGATATAATATTGTTGTTTTAATTTATTATATTCTTCAATACTTTTATTTTCAAAATTTAACTCTAATGGTTTAAATTCAAAATCAGGTAATAATAATTTTAAACCTTCTATTATATGTTTCCCTTTGGAATTTTGTATCCAATTACCTATAATAATCGGGTTGTCATTTAATTTCTTTTTATATATATCCTCATTTAATTCACTAGCATGTGGAATATAAATATTTTCATAAGTCTTATAATATTCACCATATATTCTATAAAACTCGTTTTGACAAAATTTAGTAGGAGATATAAAGATTGTATTGTTAGGCTTTCTCAAATGAAACATAAGATCTTGGCCATAAACACATAACTTTTTCCATTTATCGTCCCACGTTGGTTCTCGTTCAAAGTGAACACGAGCAACTCCATGATGAACTACCATTAAAGGAATATGTGATGGTATTTGAGACGATAAATGATTGTCTGTAATAATAATATAATCACTAGTATTAAAGTTGTTAATATATTCTAAAAGTTGGTTAATTTGTTCAGGACCTTTAAAAAATATTCTTTCTGGAAAAATCAATGATAGACAATAATCAAACCTAGCTACACCTCCATAATTATTTGGATATTTATTATTACAATAACTGATTATTTTCATTAATATAATTAATTATTTTCCCTTAAAATCCATTTTTTTTTCAAATTAGATAATTTACTAATATCAAGTTTATTTTCTTTTTTAATAAGAGTGTCTTCAATCTTCACTGATTGTTCATTATATGCTAAATTAAATAATGGAACACATGTTGATTTCAATATATCTTCAATTGATTCTAATTTTATTTTTTTCATTTGATATTGATAATTGTAATTATATTTTTCTAACAATTCATTAGTATTATTATACATATGAAGATGCCATGTATTAATAGAATAATGTGGATTAATAACTTGATACCCAAATGAATCATAACTAGCAGAAATTATATTATCACATTGAATCCATCCTAAATTAATTTCCTGTTTCATTAATTTAATTGGTGAAACAAATATCCAGCTATCTTGTGAAGCTGAATGAGGTTTCCATAATTTTTTATTATTATCTAAATATCTATCATGATTTTTCCTAGTTAATGAAATAAAGTAATTATTTTTATAAAAATTTAGTTGTGTTAATTCAGTAAGAGTATCATCAAAATAAATATCATTATTAGAAATAATGCATAATTCATTTATTAAATTTTCATTGGCATACCTAACTAAACGATTAAAACTAATATCTCTTATTTTACTAGTAATTACTGGTATAATTTTTATTTTTGGATCAATATAATCTTCAAAAAGAATTTCTTCTTCATTAGAAACTTCATAAAAAAATATTATTGTCTTGATATATTTATTTTTTAAATTTATTTCCAAACATTTGTGTATTTCAGTATATCTTAGAGATGTTTTATCAATATGATTATACCAAGGGACCAATAACGTAACCAACCCATTAACCATATTTTGTTTTTTAAATGGTTCATAAATAATACTACCAAATTTTTCATATGTTAAATAAGATTGATAGAAATCCATAATTTTATTTTGATATTTAGTTATTTTATTAGAATTAATCATTTTCAAATTCAATATATCTTGATAATCATCTTCTTTAATATCAATCATTAGTTCTTTCCAATCTATATTTATATAAAATGGTAACCAAAGATCATCAGATATAGAAACAGGTATTGTATTATACGTAAAAGATTCCCATAGGCGTATAGAATTAGGACCAATACCTAAAGGACAAATAGAAAATAACGATTTTTCCATAATTTGTCTATATTTATTTTCGCGGTTTGTTTTTTCTTCTATAATTTCTCCAGAGGATAACTTTGAATTAATAATATTCAATTGATTGTTATAAACAGCCTGATTAAAGTGCCATTCATCTAATTTGTTTACAAAAGAGTTTTCCATATGTTTCATATTAATAATATTATTCCTAACAAGTGTTGGTCTTTCTTTGCTATAATTAACATTACCAATGAAATTATATATGATATCTTTATTCCCATTTGCATCTTCAGCAAAAAGATTAATATTATTATTCCCATTTGCATCTTCAGCAAAAAGATTAATATTATTGGATGTAACTGTCGGATATATGTAATATGGATAAACAATAATATTATACTTATAAAAAATAGGAAGGAAATCTGCCTTAGTAATATGTGGTGAAAAAATAAATTTTATTCCCAACTTTTGAAAGTCGGGAAGAAATTCTTTAAAATGGTAAGATTGAACCACAGTAATACTAAAATCTGTTTTATCTTTTAATAAATCAATCAAATCTAGTTTTTCTAGAAAATTATAAAATGTTATAAATTTATAATGTTTATCGTGATAATAATCAATTAATAATGCCCACGGATAAGCGATATAGCTTAATGGTAAATCAAGGTTATCTTTGACATGTAGATATGATTTATATTCTGTTAATACCTCTTTCTCCCAATCTATTGTAATATTATTTTCTTTGCAAAATAAATTATTATTATTATCAAAATGGTATATTTTAGTCATTAGATATAAATAATAATTAATTTAATTTCTTAAACTAGTTTAAGAAATTAAATTAATTATTATTTAATGAATCGATTTCAAATTATTATACCAACATATAAATATCAAGAATATTTAAATAAATGCTTGGAATCAATCGAAAACCAAGAATATCCTAAAGAATTAATCTTTGCAACCGTTATAGATGATAATTCCCCAATTTCATTGGAATTAATTAAAACAAGTTATAGTTGTAAAATATTGAGAAATAAAGAAAGAATGTACGCTGGTTATAATAGATATTTAGTATATAGTAAATGTCCAGATAATGATATTATTATATTCTTAGATGGCGATGATTGGTTAGTTGACACTAAATGTTTGAAAGTAATTAATAACATTTATATTAACAATAATATCAAATGGTCTATATCAAATCATAAATTATATCAAAATAACAAGTTAAAAGTATTGCCAACATTTGTTAATTTACCATTAGAAATAGATAAACCAAAAATATGTCATTTGAGATGTGGATATGGGTATGTTTGGAATAAAATAGGAATAGATGGGATTAAATTAAATAATAACACTTTTATTAAATGGATGACTGATTGGAACGAAAATTTATATGCACTGAAACATCATGGTAATCCATATAAAATTGATAGCAGTCTATCAGTTTATAATTTAGACACTAGTAAGACTAGAAAAGAGAATAATAATTATAAAGAAATGATTAATTGGTTTTTAAATAAAAAATATTAAGTTAGAAATATTTTGTACAGCAAATAATATTTTTGTATATCAAATAATACTTTTTATACATCAAATAATATTATAACAAAAGTAAAAAATCTATATTATTATAAATGTACTCAAATATTATAGATCTAGAACTTAATTCATATATAAATTGTTTATGGAATTATTTTCAATCATACAATAAATCAATAAATAAATATATTAATAATCAAGAAAGTAAATGGTTAATAGTATTGGAAAGATCTAAATTAAATATGAATAAGAAAACAATTAAAAGTCTAATTCAGGACCCAAATAATATATTTAAAATAACAAAATATAAGGATATTAGCTTAAATCAGATTCAATTATTAAAAATGAGATTTTTCATAGTATTAAACTGGTTAAACTATTTGTTATTAGTAGAAAATAATAATAAAGATATTAATATTTTTAAATTTGATCATTATCTTTTAGAAAATTGGTTAACATCAATTGATAGTATAATTAGTATATTCGAATCTAGAAATGATATATTAATTTCTGAAAGAGATATAATATATAATAATCTGAAGGAATTAGAACATATTAAATTAAAATTTCCACATTTAGATGATATTCATCAAAAAAGACTAGAAACTCAATTAAAAGCGTTAAGATATATTCTTAATTTAGAGTCATCAGATAATTTAAGAGATCTTAACAATTTATTAAAGGAGTTAAAGTCCTCAAATTTTGATATTTTAAGACAAGTACCTGATAATATTGAAACTGTAAAGAAAAATTTTAAGAATTTTTTAAATTTATTCGAACATACAAGTCATGAATTATTATCAAAGTATGAGACACTTCATATTCATATATTTGATATTAGAAATAATGAATATAACAAATTTATTGAATCTAATTTAAAATTAAAAAAAGATTTGACAAAGTATCGTGATATTATTTATAATACTAAAAGTTTATCGTGGTCAAGTTTAGATTACATTAAGATACTTGAAATGAGAGTTAACTTAAAAAATATTACTATTAGTAATTTATTAATATCAAAATCTGATAAAGTATGTAATTTAAGTTATAATATTATTTTAGAAAATAATAGTAATATTTTTTCAGATGATAATTTAAATACATTTGTAACTTTACAAAAAAATATACTATCATCAATAGATAGTTTAAAAAAAATAAAAGAGAAGAATTATATGGTTATTTCTAATTTAGAAAAAGACTTTAATTATTCAGATTTAAAAGGGATTGATATAGATTTTTATTATCAGTATCTAACTCATTTAAATACTATTATATATGGAATAACTAATGGAAAAGAAATTAATATTAATACAAAAAAGTATTTGTCTAATGAAATTTTTACAGATAGAAGAAAATTTAATAATTTAGTTAAATCATTAAGAAATCAGTTTGTTAATAAAAATGATTTTAATAACAAGATAAACGAAATAGAAACAAGAATAACTAATATTGAAGAAAATAAGCCTGCATATATTTTAGGTACGATGGTTATATCACTTATTAGTCTATTCGTTTGGAAACGAATGATTAATTTTAAAAAACAACACTTGTAAATTAATTAGAATTTAAACTCTAAAATTAATTTAAAAGATATATTTATAATATAGGTATTATTAAATGGAATCAGAAAAAAAGATGTTAACAATCGGTTTAGACTTTGGAACAACAAACACAGTAATAAGTTATTATAACAAGAATCCAACAATTTTCAAGGATTCAATTAAAGAAAGTATTCCAACAAAAATTTATTTTGATAAGAAAATAACATGTGGTAATTATATTCCGGTAGATTTAAATAGTACTTCAAAGAATATATTATCTAATTTTAAAACAAAGATTGGTAGTAATTTAGAATTTTATCATAATGATAAAATTTATAATGAGAATGAGATACTTTTAATATTTTTCAGTCATTTAAAATATTTGTTATTAAAAAAATTTCCAAATACAGAATTTAATGTAGTTTTAACAGTTCCTTCAAATTTTAATGATAACCAAAGAAAAATACTTTTAACTATATCAAAAAAGATAGGATTCAATATATTAAGAATAATAAATGAACCTACTGCAGCTGCTTTTGCATATGGTTTAAACAACGATATCGAGGAAGAGAAGATAATGGTATTTGATATAGGAGGTGGTACTATGGATATGACTATTTTAGAAATAGATGGTAACTTTTTTGAAACAGTTGACTCTGTCGGAGTAAATGATTTAGGAGGAAATGATTTTACTACTGCAATTTATAATGACTGTTTGACCACTTTTAAATCAACTAATATTATAAATGATACTAATATATTAATAAGTAAATCAAAATTAATACAATTGCAATATAAATGTAACCAAGCCAAAGAAAAACTATATTGGGTAGACTCTTGTGTTATTGTAGTTAAAGATTTCTATAAGACATCAAAGTGTTCACTAGATTTAGAATACAATTTAGATAATTCGAAATTTAAAACTATATCAAAGGATATATTAGACCGAATTAAAAGGAAAATATATTCTTTCAAAAATAAATATGAGATTAATAAATTAATTTTAGTAGGAGGTTCTTCAAAGTTAAAAATTATTCAAGAGTTACTTTATGATGAATTTAAGATTAACCCGATTATTCATAATAAACTACAAAGTGTCGTATCATTAGGAGCTTGTTATTATGGTGCATTAATTCAAAAGGAATTAACTAATGATGATATAATTTTAGTTGATAATTTACCTTTGTCATTAGGTATAGAAACAGCCGAAGGACAGTTTTCAATTATAATACCTAAGAATACACCATTGCCTGTTAAAAGAAGTCAAAAATATACAATAGACACTCCAGGTGAAGAAGATGTAACAGTTAAAGTATATCAAGGCGAACGGTCAATTGCTTCTAAAAATTATTTAATTGGTGAATTTGAGTTTAATAAGATATCTAAAATAGGACTTCCAATTATTAATATTACATTTAAGGTTGATATTAATGGAATAATTAATATATCTATAGAAGATAAACATTCAGGAAAGTCAAAAGATATTTTAATAAGAAATATTAATGATGATATTGATGCTAAGTTAGAGAATATATTAAGAGATGCGAATGAAAATAAAGATACGGATGAAAAAGAACTGATTAAAAATCAGTTATTTTACAAGTTAGAGATTAGAATAGAAACTATTTTGAATAATATAAAACATAATAACCTTATTTCAAAAGAGAAAAAGGATGAAATGACTGGCAATTTGATTGATAATTTGGAAAATCTATTAAATAAAACAATACCAGAATTAATTAAATTAGATAAGGATATTGATGACAATTATTTCATTATATCTAATAATACATTAGAAACAAGTGAAAATGATAGTTCTTATCAAAAAGAATTAAATATAGAAGACGTAATAGTGAAAGAAAAGCTAGAATTTTTAAAAGCTAAAATAGATTTTTATTCAACTAAAGATATAACCGAATTTCAAAGAGATTGTTTATTAAAAGTTACCAATCTATTAGACGAGGACAATATTAATCAAGTTGATATAGATGAAAAAACAGAATATATTAAAGAACTTTTCAAAGAGAATGATAAGGATGAGTTAGTTCAACTCTGTTTATTCTTAAAAAATGAATTAGAAAACTTCAATTTAGATATTTCTAATGAACAATATGTCATGTTATCAGATATTGTTACAAAATATTTAAAAATGTTAAATGATGATAACTATTATCAATCAAAAGATATTAATTTCAAAAATGAAATTATCAACCTTAATAAAATATGCGAGAATTTAAATAAAAATAAATAAAATCTTTGCTTTATATCACGTAAAAATATTAATCTAAATTAGGTTAATATTTTTCCTTATGTCGAAAACATTAGAATAATTTTAAAATTAAATTATGGTAAATTTAAATTTAAAATGAGTTAATTTATACAGTGGCTGATAGTTCACTCTTCTTTACTTTGGTAAGTCTGTTCTTGAAGTTCTTGACAATTTCACGAGCTTCACCTTCGCTGTTAGAGATTGTGTATTTAACGGGTTCATCAAGCTTAAGACGGGCACCCTTGTAGGTATAAGTTCCTCTCTTACTACCTCTAGTTGATTCTCTAATACTAAATTGAATATCTTGTTTAGGTTTCTTGGTTTCACGGTAGTATTTGGATAGAGCTTTATTAGCTGCTTGGTATGGGGTTAGACCTGTGAATCTACCGACAAAGTTATCAGCTTCTGGAAGCATTACTTTGAATGAACGTACGGTTTTTTCAGAATCTTCCTTTTCTTCCTTTTCTTCTTTCTTAACAACAATTGGTTTTTGGGCAGTTTT